CAAGCTCTTTCTGCTCCTCCTCAGTGAGTCCTCTATCAGCCTCCAGAGCTTCAATCTCAAAGCTAAGAAACTCTCTTGCTTTCTTGAGATCCTGTACAATATCATCCTTTCTTCCGGCTCTTGCTATGTACTTAACCGCTGAGCCAAGATTAAAGTTAAGCCCCCACTCCCGGATCACATCCTTAGGCTCAAACTTACTGAAACAATAATGCTCAGGTCTTTTAATCATATCCTTACTCATTTCTTTTTACCTCCCTGTTTTTCTTCTTTAGGATCTCCTATCAGCAACTCCCTTTTCTCCGGCTCCTCACTCTTGCCTGTTACCATCTCTCTGATGTATCTATGAGGAACATTACAGTTAATAGCGTTAAGCATCTGATCCATCTGAGTACACCCTTTCACCAGATTATAGAAATCAGAAAACTTAACCTGTACTCTGTCCTCAGCTCCAAAAGCATCAGCTAATCCCATGTTACTTACCTCCTAAAATAAGATCATTGATATTAACAGTGTTATTGATAACAGACCTGTTACCGCTAATAATACTTTGAGGATAAATACCTCCTCTTTCAGGTCTTTTATCTCTTTTCTCTGACTTTCTTCTGTAAGCCATCCCATTTACACATCCCCCGGCTTTCTGTTGTTCGCCTTATCTGGATCAAAGCCCTCCGGGTATCTTGCCTTGAGCTTATCTACATTCATCTGCAAAATCTCATCAAGATCAAAACCAAAACTCTCACATAACATAGCTACATACCACATTACATCTCCGATCTCTTTCTTTAAGTGATCCTTGTCCAGATCTTTCTCATGGAATACCCACTTTTTAACCATGTCAAGCACTTCCCCGGACTCTCCAGCTAATCCTAAGCATCCATTTAAGACTCCACCAAACTCCTCTACACCGTGTTTATTTGCGGCATTTGCAAGGAATAAGAGTCTCTCTGTCCCCTTTCTGTCATTTGTTCTCATTGCTAAAGCCTGATACTCATTTCCTGTCATTTGCTTTTAATCCTCCTCATCATTTCTTTATGCTGTGGTACGCCGATCAGCTTAATAGATACCTCCCTTTTTCTTTCTACGTCCTCAAAGTATTCATAGGACATTACATAGTAAGGGGTGTTATTAAATCTTACCCGGCTATTGATCTGGAGCTCATACCCATATTTCTCTACATAAGCTGTAGCCTTTTTGAGCTTTCTCTTTCTATGACTCTTGATAACAGCTCCTATAGCTCTTGCAAACAGCTTTACTAATCCAGCCAATAAATCCACTATCCCGGCTCCAATATACTTAAAGCCCTTTGTAATCTTTCCCATGATCCTTTACCTCCTGTGTGATCCTTGCCTCTCAGCTTACTTACACTCAGTAATAACCGTCTTAAATGCCATTTTTAGACAGGCATTAACTTTTTGTGTATATTTCACAATTAGTATTTATAAAACCATAGGGATTTTTTCCTTTAAAAAGTAATCTTGCACAATAAATTAGCTCCTAAGAGCTTTCATCTCCTCTTTGATGCTGTCAGCTACAGCAAAAATAGCCTTTCTATCCTCCTCAGTAAGTTCTATTTGCTCCTTATTCTCCTGAGCTACCCTGTCTGTAGGATCTCCTAAGAGTAACAGATCCAGCTTAACCACTCTCTCAAAGTCCTGTATATTCTTGATCTTAACCTTTCCAGCCTTGAAATCCTTTACAAACGCCGCTACAAGGGCTCTGATAACCTTTCTGTACTCTGCTTTTACGTCTAATACTGCATTAGCTGTAGAGCCTTTTTCCGCTGTTTCTTCAATTTCTTTCTGTAAAATACGGTCTTTCCACTGAAATTTACGGCTCCATTCCCCTATAGTACGGGTACTTTTACCACAACTGTTAGCTACAGCCTCTAAGGATCTCTTTTCTCCCATATTATAGTAAAGCTCAAACGCTGTTTTCTGAGCTTCTGTTTCTTTTTGGCTCTTCTTAGGCACTACTGGAGCCTCAGCCTCCTGATTCTGCCGTTTTTCCTCTACCATCAGCTTTTAAACCTCCTTTCTCCTCACTCACTCCTCCCTTTTGTTTGTTGGGAGGGTTCTCTTTAAAATTGCTTTAAATGTATGTAAATTTCATATTATTTAGCTCAAAGGCTCTAAAAATATGACATTCTTTTATTACCTCTTATGTCTTTACTACTATGCTACTCATTCTTTCTTTTATTTCTTCTCTTGTTATATCTGCTTTTATCCCTGTATTTATCAGTATTTTCTCTTTCCCCGGCAATGCTCTTTTTCCCCGGATTTCTTCATCCTCATTTCTATGAATTTCATAAGGCTATGCAATATAAAATGAGGTACTTTTCCTTTCCCCGGATCTGTACCTCATTTTTCTTATTTTTCCTCTGTATTCTCTTCTTTCCCCGGACACACTTTACACTCTAATCTGTTATTTAATCTCCTGAGCTCTAAAGATAATATGTATATTGCCCGGTTCATTTCTTTTCGCCGCTCTTCCTCCAGCTTCTTCTCTTTTTTAATATTTACCAGAGTGAGTACATACTCCGCAAGTAAACAGATACAGAACACATAAGGACTAAAATAGATCATATACGCTAAGATCTTTCCTATCATTTTCTTTTACCCTTTCTTCCGGCTACCTCTCTTGCCATTATGCCGCCATGTAATTTAAGATAATTGTTTGTGATCTTCATACCATACATAAGACTCAGCATATCATTTCTCTTAAGCCTAAAATCACTGAAAGTAACTGTCAGCTTCTCAGGAAAGTTAAGAGCTCTGTCCCTAAAATCCATATCAAGCTCTACTGTCTCAACTATCTCCTCACACTTATCCGCTACCTTTTTACCGTCAATATATAACGCTCCTATATGCCTCTCTTTAACAGCCATGTTACAAATCCCTCTCCCGGCTCAGCCTCTACATACTCATTGTATCTGTTACTCAGCATGATTAACTCATCCTGTGTAATCCTTACACTGTTGGATCCAAACCTCAGCATAGGGAGAGTAGTTTTCTTTTCTTTTGGTTCCTCCGGCTCTATGTCCTCCAGATCCTC